GGCCAAAGAGTACTGACAAACTTTGAAGCAAGATAACGAGTCTCATCATATAGTGGGAAAGCACCTTTTTCACCAGCGAGAAGAGCTGATGCCTGATAACAGTGATTCGCAATGAACTCACCAAGACTATCTTGAAATTCAATGAATCCAGGAGTTCCGTAGGGCATACCCATAGCTTCGAGAGCATTTGCTAAACCAGTTTGACCAAGGCCCATGCGACGTTTTAGGTGAGCTTCTAGGTGCTGTTCAGGAAGAGGGTATCTGCTCCGATCGATCACGTTATCCATAGCGCGCACAACGTTCGGAATATCTTTTGCAAGAAGTTCCCAATCGAAACCCCACGAACCATTAGGTGCTCTATAGAGATATTTAACAGCGTTGAATGAACCCAAAAGACAAGCACCGTAGGGAGGAAGAGGTTGTTCGCCGCAGGGGTTAGTCGCCGCAATCTTCTCACAGTAGTAAAGGTTGTTCATCTCGTTGATGCGATCAATGAACAGGACTCCAGGTTCCGCCCAGTCGTAGGTGCCACGCATGATCATGTCCCACAAAGCACGAGCACTGACTTCACGATAATCAACACCGTTAAATTTCAATGTGAACATACTGTCTGATTTGACAGCTTCCATCAGCTCGTCAGTTACAGCGACTGATAAATTGAAACCTCGGAGAGGACGCATGTTCCAAGGAATATTTGGATCACTTACCTGTTTTGCACGAATGAACTCTTCAATATCAGGGTGATCACACCGGATAACCATCATTTGTGCGCCGCGACGATTACCTGCTGATGAAGTGGCTTTGCAGATCGCATCATAAATACCAGCAAACACCATAGGACCATCTGTAGTTGAGTCTACACCTTTAATGATGTCACCACAAGGACGTAGAGTTGAGAAGTCGTAACCAACACCACCACCTTGTCGCATAGTCGTAGCTGCCAACTTAGCTACGTCCATAATGCTTTCTGGAGCGAAACCTTTGTGGTTGGAGAATTTGAAAGTAACCATGTCCCCAACAAGAGAGTCAGTGTATTGTTTGCGTTCTTCATCAGTTGGACCATCGACGAAACTGTCGTGGATAGTCGGCATGACAAAGCAATTGAACAGTGTTACATTTTTAAGAGAACCAGCTCCAGCTTGCACGCGACCAGGAGGCATGAACCGCTGATCCATAGTGCATTCTCGAAATGCCATATAATGTTTGTGGTTATCTTGGAGGAAACCGGCTACCCGATTCGTGGCCTCTCTGTGGTTTTCATTTTTGCCTCGGTATTTTTCTGCGCCGACAGCATCGCAGTGCGGGTTTTGTGGACCAACCATTCGTCGTTTCTCCTGATGTCTCAATGTTTGTTTACCTTTTCATTCTAACGACAGCTACATCATCTGCTGCTCTGGTTATCGCAGTATAAAGCCAACGCCATTTATCTTTGCGGAAGCAATTACTCTCGTCGAAGACGCAAACGCTGCGCCATTGTGAACCTTGTGATTTATGACACGTCAATCCATACCCGTAAGCAAATTCTTGAGCTTCTCGCTTTTCATACCAAGCAAGTTTTTCTTCTGTTCCAAGGAAATGGTGTTCGTGAGCTGATATTTCGATTGAGGCCATACTGTCTTCTGGGTGCATAGACATGAACACTTTTTGGTCTAAGACCACAGTGACATCTGATACCTCGAAAATAGCCCCGTTTAACAACCCTAGTTCACTATTGTTTCTAAGGCAAACTAATCTGTCACCGATCACAGGGTATTTATCTTCAATCCCTTTTAACTGACGAAGTTTGTTGTTGGTGAGACGCCTCGTGGTATTCTTACCCACAAGAATCTGATCAAAAGAAAGCATTGTTTCAGGCTCTAGTTTTGTTCCCTCTGGGTAGACTACACAATTATCACCATAGTCACCTATTGTCAAAGCTATCTGGTTGCGAGTCTCTGTTGCCATGCGGATGATAGGGCTTTCACCAGCTTGTCGGTGGATATCTGTAAGCATGACATCAGGCTTTACGTTCTCAGTGAAGAACCCAGCACCACCGACTGGAGGCAATTGTGCAGGATCGCCCAAAACAAGAACAGGAACACCAAAGGATAGAAGGTCTTTGCCCATGCGCTCATCGACCATAGAGCACTCGTCAATGATAATAAGTGAAGCTTGACGTATTTCGCTTTCAGTGTTCAGTACGAAGAATGGTTGTTCTGAATTGTCGCTCTCAGCTTTCACATCTGATCTAAGGCGTCGCACCTTTGGGTGATCATCAATGAAATCAGCTTTCAAGTTAGCTGCTGATAATTCTTTGATTAAGTTCTCTAGTTCTAGTTCGAGCTGAACTAATCTGACACGGCTTTTATCTCTGCTGTGATAGATCAAGCTGTGGATAGTACAGGCATTTTCACAACCCTTAGATCGTAAGACGTGAGCGGCTTTGCCAGTGTAAGCTGCGAATATTACTTCGCCATCAATTCCTTCGGCTAAGTGTTTCGCGAGTGTAGTCTTACCTGTTCCTGCAAACCCAAAGAAACGGAATACCTGTTTATCTCCGTGCAGAATCCAAGAGTTTACTAGATTGAGAGCATCGTTTTGTTGGTCGGCGAATTTCATAATTGGGCCTCCTAAAGAAATTAGGAGGGCAGCGTTGGGAGACACTGCCCTCCAATGATATACCGTTTAGTCAGCCCGACCTAGAACGGCATATCTTCGTCGGTGTCTGCACCCGAGCCACCACCGCTCGAGGAGTCACCCGACCCTTGATCCGTGACATTACCTTCGGTTTCAGTGGCTGCTTTAGCCAATCCACCTTCGATCATTTCACGGAATTCACGTGCCGCAGTTAGCATCAACATACCAGCTTCATCAGGCTTGATAAGTGAACTGATCCAGGTCTCGCTAAACGGACGGATCAGCAAGTTGAAGAACGTCTTGCCTTTACCGATCTGTTTGGTGGTCGACACCTTTGCGCGGTTAGCCATCAAAGGTGGAGCGCCCTTGATCGTGTACATCGAAGTCCACCAATCCTTCTGCACTTTGATCTTAGTGCTGGAGAATGGAAGGACGCAGTAACCGACGCTCTCTGTTCCCGTTTCATCCAGGATCAGGCAGTAGACATAGTGTGTCTCAACCAAATCCAAACCGTTCGGAGCCTTGAACGGCACACGAGCACCAGATGCGTCTTCAGGAGGAATGCGAGAGCCACCATTCTTCTTAAGGACTTCTAGAACAATCGAAGAACCATCTTCGTGAGAGTCACCGCGACCGCCGCCTTTTAGAATGGGTGTCCATTCAGCCCAGAGGTGATCTTTGTGGATTGGTTGAATAATGATAGGCTGGGCAACAATTTCTCCAGTGACTGAGTTCACAAGATCGCCAGCTTTTGCAGGGTTATCTTCGTCCTCAACCAATTTCGAGTTGCTCTGCATAACAGAGATAAATGGGATGGATAGGTCCGTGACTTTGACGTCTTCAAAGCCCTCGTGTTTGTGTTCACCATAGTCGTAATTACCGACTGCTTGTGTTTGTTCTTCAGCTTTCGCTACTTCTTTTGCCATTGGGCTATTCCTTACAGTTTGATGGGACTTTATATTCTGGCAGTCCCTGGACCAGTAGCCGAAGCTATTCCTTCACCTTGGCAACTCGTTGGCGGAAAATACCAAAAGTTTCTTTAGGTAATTCTACACCTTCTTCTAGTCGCTCTTGCACCCAAGCAGTGAGCGTTGCGTTGTGAACGCTGTAATTTTCTTTCATCACCAGCGGCATTTTTATTTTCTTAACCGCTTTACGAAAATTATCAAAACTTTTGTCATCACCTTTGGCAAACGAGAAAACTAACTCTCTTTTGACAATATGACCGTAGTCGTTAGCGTCTAACCAGTTAATAGCTGGAACACGTTTTTCACCAGCAATTGAAGCTCGTATGGTTTCTTTAACTTCAAGAGTTCTACCGTCTTTCAGAAGAAGTTTACCATTCATGCCCTCTGTGGCGGCTGGAATTCGCACATCTGAGAGGTCTTTGCGAGCATCATTTGCTTTCTCAAGAGCAGTCTCACACTTTAGTATTAAAGCATCTGCTTCCTGTAGTTCATCTGCGAGTTGCATCAATACAACTTCAAGATTTCCAGGAATAGCGTCATCTTTGAATGCGGCGTATGGGTCATCTGTCATGGTTATATCCTTGGGCTGTTAGTTTGCTCAACCTAACCTAAGTGGCCGCAGGTGACAACATCAAAATATCTTTGAGACAATCTCAGTGTACTCTCCATGTCGTCCGCTCCATTGTAGGAACTTCACTCGACCCTCATTATAATGAGCAGCGACAGCGGTAGACATTCCTATCAATCCAGGATTACCAATAAGCAGAAGGAAGTCATCGTCGTTGAACCCAGACAGCTTATCGTGTATATCACCGAGTATAAGTTCTGGGTTGAAAGGGTGAGCAGAAGGAGAGAGGACATAGACGATAGGTCCCCATTTTTCTGCTTTGAAAATTGAAGGGAAACGTGGAACTAACTCACGCTTCTCTCCATCAAATTTCATTTGCTGTTGAATTGCAAATACAGTCATGAGGTTAAATCCATTCTTTCCATTTGTCACCTTGGATTTCCACTGCGACGTCTCTTTTGTTTCGGAGATTGTCAACAATGTGATTGTCAACAGTATCATTAGCCACGATGTCTATATAATTAACCGGATGCTCGTCCATACCTGCACGGTGACAACGGTCTTCGGATTGCAACCTATCAATAAGTCGGAAGCTGTTAGAGTAGTAGACCATGTTTTTCGCTTGAGTTAGAGTGAGTCCTGGTCCACCTTTTTGGGCTGTTCCGACAAACCACTTAGCGTCTCCAGCTTGGAAAGCCAGTTTGTTACGCTCTGCAGTATCATCATCTACTGATCCATCGTAACGTACAGCTTCTTTACCCAAGAGGTCCATAAGTTGGTCTACGTCGTGGGTGAAACGCGCCCATACAATAGTCGGTTGGAATGTCTGGTCTCGAATATCCTCCATAACTGTTAGTCGGGGATTTTTTGCGGAGAACATGTGAACTGGTTCGTCTTCACCAACAGGAACATAGTTACAAGCGATCTGCTGAAGGCGAAGTAGTTTCACTATCGGAAGTTCAGCAGTAATAACTTCACCACCAACTTCAATCATGAGTTCTTCATCAAGTTCTTTGTAGGCTGCTTTCTGGGCAGGGCTCATATCAAAATAACGCTTGGAGTATAGTTTCGGAGGAAGGTCTAGCACATCGTCTTTAAGTACACGATCCGTTATTTCAGTCAGCCACTTACGCAGCAGATCAATGTTCTGATACTCGAGAAGTTGATCGTATCCAGGATCAAAGCCATGTAGTTGTTGATGTTCAGCGCGGGTGAACCATCGCCCAAAGAACTGACGAAACTCTACCGATCCGTGGATTCCTTTGTTTTTCCAGAAGTACTCGTCAAGGAAACGAATTTGACTATAGAGGTCGAATGGTCCGACAGCCACGGGAGTTCCGGTAAGGATACGGCGGTAGTCAGCATATTTGCCAGAAGCGACAATTGACTTGGTGCGTTTTGCGTTGGGGGTTTTGACGTTGTGGGCTTCATCAAGGACATATAGACATTTCCTCTTCTTTAGAAACTTCCAAACAAAGTCCTTTCCTTCTTTTGTCATGAAGGCATTGTAACTGATGAGAAGAACAGCAAGACCGTCCCATTGAATCAGAGCTTCCATGGATCGTTTGTGAGCTTTGGTATTTTTCTTGGCTGTGAGAAATACTGATACCATAGTGTCGAACACATACTCTGGAGGCATATGTTTTGGAATTTCATCTGTGTTCCAGTTACGTTCAACTCCTGGAGGAGCTACAACTACTAGAGCATCTATCTTTTTGTTTTCGTATAGAAAGCAAGCTGTGTCAATGATAGGCTTTGTTTTTGCAGTTCCCTGCTCCCAAAGTAAGCCCCACGACTTTTGATCTACGTGTTCTGCGAGGTGGCTGAGTTGATGATCAAACGGCTTGACCGTATGAGGGTAATCTTGAATATCCATGTTTGCTCCTTTTCTAATTGCAGGTTAACCCAAATAGGTTAGCGTGACAATATCTTTGACTCTACTGACTTCACTTATGAAACTTCGCTTGGCCCCAAGTGAGGGCATCTTAAACCTTTGTTTTTATTATATTTATTTATCATTGACTCTACTTACTTTACTGACTTTACTAAAATATAACCCCAGCTAAACACAATAACCCCAGCAATTTGCAAGCTAGGGGTGGCAGGGGTGCAAGTAAAGTCAGCGATAATCTTTGCAATAATAACAGTATCATAGAAAACAACGATGACTCTACTTGGCTTCCCTAATAGTATGTTAGTGCAGCATCTCGTAATGTGGCCCATCAATAAAGTCAGGTCCAGGATGACGAATGGTGTATGCACGAACGGCCTTTTCAATAGCATCCGCGTATTGTTCTGGACTGCTCAGAGACTTAGGAGCGTATTCGTCGAGCTCTTTATCCCAGACGCCACCCCACCTAATTTCAACGTTCATCTCACGACTCAACCAAGCCATGCATCCTGCGATTGGGTAAATGAGAGGCCACTCCCAACGAGGGCTTCCAACGTATGGAACCAGATCAACAGCTTCACCGAAACCACTCGGTTGTTTTTGATGCTTTGACTTTCGGTTGCGACCATCCAGCTTTGAGGCACCTCGTTTGAAAAGCTTCATCTGCATAGAAGCAGTACGAAGACCACCGTTGTTTAAAATCGTGAAATCAACAGGTGTGATCTTGATACATTCTTCGACCATCTCTACTAGCTTTGGGTCAACGCCCTTGAGATTGTCTTTTGAACCTTCTCCAAGAAAATATGTCATGTTATTTATCCATTCTTTCCAGAAGTCTGTCAATGCGCGAGGCCAGATTTCCTAATGCTCCGTGAAGTCGCTCCTCGCTGAGCGCCATTTTTTGTTCCATTGCTATTAGCTGAGCAGCCCCTACGTACTCTTGAGCTACTTTAAGTTTGAATTCAGATAAGGCTTCTGAGTTAGCGATAACTTTCCGCCAGATGTTGTAAACCATAGTTAACACAAGACCTCCTATAGCAACGAGTAAACCCAAGAGAGAAATCAATTCAGGGAGAGAAAAATTCATGTATTAGTTATCCTTGTGTCTCGCTTCACGTAGAAGTCGATGAGGGCTTGGAGCTGCAATCCGCAACTGATAAGGTTAGATCGATCGCTTATCCAAAAGGTCTCTACCTCTGCTTGAGTCAATGATCGAGAAGGTAACAGAACAGGTCGCTCGCAAGCAACAGTAAACCCAAGAGGCGCGTCTGCTAGAACTGGAGGTTCAACGGAGCCGATTGAGTCTCCACACGCTGTCGTCACTAATAGCACGGCGATCAGCGTCAGGGTCTTCGGAACCTTCGATAAGCAACTCTCCAATTTCTGTGTTTCGTTCATCGAGTAATCTCTCAAGTTTCAGTTGTATATGCCTCGCTTCTGCCAGAGCTTCTTCGTTAGCTTCAGATTGACGAGTACGTTCCTCTTGAATTGCTGTTTGGTATTTAAGTTCTGTTGTTTCGACACCACGGTCGAATCCGTTACTGTCAACCCACCACAGAGTCAAGAGGACAACCAACACACCTAAAAGATACGGCAAAAATTTCGTTAAAGCAACCCCAGACCGTTTTCCGAGTAGTGAAATTACAAATGATAACATAACTAGACCTCTACAGACGTGTTAGTGTAAGGGTAACGCACCACAGCACAACCAGCGCCGCCACAACGCCGCCCGTTGTGGGCTTGTTTGCTTGTTTGCTTACTATGCCCCACCATTACCATCAGGCCCCTCTACGGTGTCTTCTACCGCTCCAAACTTTGTGTCATTCATTTGGGTCATAGTAGAAGATGTGAAATAACTTATTATGATACTTGTACACATCCCGAACAATGAGCCCAAAAGAAAAGAGAGCTTCTCAACACGTTCTGCCGCTGCGTCTTGGGTTGTCCCGTAGATCAGCATCCAACCACCGACGAAAAGCATGAACCAAAAAGATATCCATGCCATTCGTCGGCGATTATTGAAACGTATGTCAGATTTGTTTTTCATTATTTATATAGACCAATCAATATGTGGGCCAGTTTGCTTCTATTGCGTCACGGCCAACCTACAGTCAGGTCAACAGCGTCAAGTGCTGCAAAGTCTGCTGCTGCAAGCACGTTAGCAGACAGTGACGCCTCATTGGTAAAGCACGCTTGAATATGCGCTTCGACCGCGTTTGCCGCTGCAATGATTGTCGTAGCGTCAAGTGAACCGAACACACCAGCTGAGAACTTCCAACTCGCAATGACGAAATCAGGGTCGTTAATCGCTTTGGCATAACCCGCTGTCAGCTTGGCTTGTGTCGTGCGATCCGTAGCAAGAGGATTGCCGCCGAATGTCGTGCCGCTTTCCTCTGCGTTCCAGCGAATAGTGGCTAGTTCTGACAGCTTGGCGGCTTTTGCCGATGGTATGTCAGCGAACGGAAGGTTGCGTTCAGCCTTTATGTCCTCCCAACCTTCAATCAGAGTAAAAGTTACCCCGTCTGTTGTGTATAGATCAGGGTCTTCCGCAAAGGTAAAATCGTTAACGATTGTCGCGTTGCCCTTTTGCGCTTTCTCCATAATCGGATTGGAGAACTTGCTCGTTCCTGTAAAGGTTCCTTCGCTTGGGTTATATCCATGCAGCAACATTTAAGCGTCCTCTTCAAATATAGTGTAGGCGAAGGTAGCGCCCGCGTCATTTTGGCTTACTGTTTCGCCAGCGACTAGAATGTGATCTTCTTTGATGAACATAAAGCTAGTTTCAAAATTATACCCACTCGAGCACATCACAAAACCGGCAGTAGGGTTGGCAACCCCCCTATCGTATGCCGCTGAGTTATCGCGTGAGTTGCTTGTGCTATTTGTAGTGGTGTCTGTATAATTTGCAGCAATATAATTCCCTATAGTTAAGATTTTCGAATGTAGCCAATTTTGAACTTTTACCAGTCGAACCTTTGCAGTTTTCCCCTCTGGGACTGTGTAGGCGATAGCACTACCTGTTACTTGAATTGCGGATATAGATACATTTCCGCCAGAAGATGTTGCTGAGAGTGACATTGCTTATCCTTCCTTGTATTCTGTGCCAGAGACCTTGCACTTCAGGTTTATTTCGTAATCCACAGCCTCAAGGGTCGCAGTCTGTTTTACGCCAGATTTTTTTCGATACCATGCCCCTTCTAAATACGGGGCTGAGTAACCACCTATATCTGCTATATCCTCTTGAACAGTTAACGTATCGTTCGCAAATTTGATAATCTGTAAGTTTGCGGTATTTGAGTGTATAAACATTTGTCCACTATCGTTGCCAAGCATAGCATTCATATTAGATATATCATTGGGATATAGTGGATTCTCATCTCCTAAATGAACGGCTGTTTTAGATTCCCAGTCGATAGAATAGACATCAGTACGGTCTGCGAAACCCACAGACACATAATACTTATTTTCATCAGGGTTGTAGCAGACACCAAGGTGTGAATTAGTGGAAACCGAAAAAGGTACAGATAGTGATATTGTACCAAGAGAATTTTCATTAGTGTCGTAATATGTAAAATAATTGAGATAGCTGCTACTTCGTACAATAAAGACTACTCCGTTGACTGCACCTGCCGTGCTGGCGGTGCTACTGTCAGATATTCCAGTAGCAATTTGAGTTTCAATGTTGGTTACGAGGTCACGAACGTAAATATTGCCGTTGTCAGTATAGTAAGATTTCTTTTCTTCAATGTCTAATGCTTGGTAGGCGTAGGGTTCATCTGCCACAAGGGTCCACGAACTGAGGCTACCGTCGCCTGCGATAGTGGCGTGAAACAAATCACACGTGTAGTTGCCATCAGAATAAAAATAATAAGCGTTGGAACCAGCCTCATAATACCATCTGGCTGAAGACATGGTTGGAGTAGTAACGGTTTCACTCGATGACACAATAGTGCCATCGTATCCCGCATCAAAGTATTTGACGACAAATTCCTGATCGGTTATTGCTTTCTGTGGGAAATTAGTGGCCCTGTTTATAAACAAGTTACTCTTTAAGTCAAGTGCGACAACATTATTGCTGCCGATCATTACATCTACTATCCCATCAGCGTAATAATCTATATTTGCGAGTTCAAGAGGTGTGTCGAGTTTGACAGTTATAGAGGTGCTAGGGGCAGTTATTTCAGTACCCGAAAGATTTACTGTTTTACCAATATCAACAGTATCGTTGATGAAACTAGCTGTAGTCAATGTACCGTCTAATAAAAATGGGCCAACAGTATCCTCAACTCTAACCGACTCAATTACTGACGTAGTTGTTGCGTCGTTTGTGAATAAGGTCCAAGTGTCGTTCCCAGTGAGGTCGGATGATGTCAAAGTACCGTTGAAGAATACCTTTGGTAATCCGCCACCGCTTGAACCACTACCGCCTAAGCTTGAAAGTGCTACCATTATGCAAGTCTCCATTCTGTGTTGTTGTAGACGAGCCAGACCGTAGCCAATGGGACGTCGTAAATCAGGGTGGTATCACCTTGAATGTTGTTTCCGTTTCCGTCGATTGTGAGGTTGTTTGTTGCTGCGTCGCCATCAATCACGCTGACCATAACAACAGCGCCCAAAATAGGAGTCAGAGGAAGCGTTAAAGTCCAAGCCCCCGCACTCACGTCAGCGGCGATCTTTTCACCTGCCACCGCAGTGTAAACCCCTGACTTGACCAACCATCGCAGACCTAGGTTATCTCTGGCGTACTCAGCACTTGACAACTCAGACAGGTCGTTTGAAGCCAGAAGTGCGCCAGCAGCGCCAAGGTCAGAAGACTGAAGTGCAGTATCAGCCGTTGAACCTTGAGCCGCTGTTGCGTAGTCTGTGGTATCGAATGCTTTAACAGATGCAAGGTTAACCACCTCGCTATCCATCAATGCACCAGCAGCTTCAACAGTGGCCGCGTTTGTTATCGTAGCACCATCTTGAACGTTTAGCGCAGCCAGCAGAGAGCTTTTTGATATAGAACCCGTCAAACCTACAACGGCTTGAACAGCATCTGTTTGATCGTGCTTAGACCAGTTACCCACAAACGTGGAAGTAGAAGCACCATCTGTCAATGCGACAATGTTATCACCAACTGTAAATTCTACACCGTCTACTGTTCCTGTAACTGAAACGTAATAGAACCAACCCGTTTGAGCCAATCCAGCTCCCGAGAAACTACCAGAAGATGCATCCCAGTCGCCTTTGTAAACCATGCCGTTAGCAAGGGCGGCGATGTCTGTTTCCATTTGGTCAAGGTCGACCGCTTGTGAAACAGTAATGTGACTTAGTTTGGTTTTTTCTGTTGTGATGTAACTTGCCGTCGTGCCATCTAGTACAGCATCATAAGCCTGTACGTTAGACCCAATGGCGACTCCAAGGTTTGTTCGCACCGTTGCTTTGTTTGGAAAGTCCGATCCGTTGTTGGCTGAAAGTGCTGCACCGGATAATGACGCGTAAGCCGCAACCCACGACGAACCTTCATATACAAGCATCACTTTATCTGTCTCGTTAAAGTACAGAGTACCCTCTACTAGTGTACCCCCATCATTATCTACTGTAGGATCACTTGCTTTTTTACCTAGATAGCGATCATTAAAACTATTAAACGAAGCCGCTGCATTTGTTTCAGACGTTGCGGCGTTGCTTTCGCTTGTACTTGCTGCCGATGCAGAAGATGCCGCCGCAGTTTCGGATGCCGCTGCGTCAATTACATCTTGCACCGTAGCGGCCAAGGCAGCAGCGGTGTCAATGGCGTCTTGATTAGTAGCCGCAAGATCGCTGGCTGTATCAATCGTATCTTGATTAGTAGCTGCAAGGTTAGCTGCTGTATCTATGACATCTTGCGCTGTAGCAGCTGCATCTGCAGCCGTATCAATCGCGTCCTGCGCTGTAGTTGCTGCATCAGCATTTGTGGTGACCACATCAGCCGCTGTATCAATGGCGTCTTGGGTTGTGACGACTCGATCAGCATTCGTAGAGGTTACATTTGCAGCAGTGTCGATTGCGTCTTGGGCTGTGGTTGCTGCGTCGGCGTTTGTGCTTACAACATCAGCAGCGGTATCTAAAGCGTCCTGTGTTGTCGTAACTGCATCAGCGTTCGTGGTCACTACATCTGCAGCAGTGTCGATTGCGTCCTGTGTTGTCGTAGTCGCATCCGCGTTCGTGGTCACTACGTCAGCATTTGTTAACACAACGTCCGCTGCCGAATTAGTTGCACTCGTAGCGGCATTAGTCTCTGAGAGTGCTGCTGCTGTAACGTTATCATTAGTTGCGGTAATTGCCCCCGCAGATAAATCATCGAAGAAGTCTGCTACAGTACCTACATTACCATCATCCACCCAGACTTCATAAGCAGTTGTACCTCCAGGACCGCGAATGTCTAACGCTTCAGCGACTGTTGCGACTTCACCAGTGCTGCCAATGTAACTTCCGACTGAAGGTTTTGTACCTCCATCCCCACCGGTCCAATCATCAATTTGAAGCACTCTGCGATCACCGTCAGATACAACACCAAGAATAGGGGACCAACCCTGAATACCTTGCCCAGAGTCAACTGCACCCTGAAGCGTTGTTTTCAGAGAGTTTAGGATATTTACAAGGGTTGTGTTCGTAGCTTCAAGAACATCTACGCGATCTGATAGAACAGTCATTATTTTTCTCTCCTTGGGTTAACCACACATATAAATGCAGGCGATTTGTTTGATTTGACTAGGTTGACTAAAAGTAACAGACTCTCGAGATTTAGCAACTGTACTAGATCGAACGATATCATCTGACTGTTTTTGACCCTTACCACGTATAGCTGAAGTAGAGATTAAATCACCTGCAACGATGTCACCCCCATGCCCACAGACGTTGATACACCCTTCACCAACTGAATTGATTCGAGCCATATTGAAGTCATTACTGTAATCAGCAATGTTGTGGCTAGTGACTACGTCTTGGGCAGGTTTTTCAGGTGTCGGTCTAAAAGTGCTATCATTTGGCGTATTGATCAAGAAAGATGCTGGATTAGACCACTCAGTAATAACTGATGCAAGAACTCCAACAGCGTTTGACATATTTTCTTGATCTGTTATCAGGAATTCTGTAAACACGTCCGAGAGGCTCTTAGATACAATCTGGCCGTCTGCAACAATGTCTCCGAGTTCAAACACTTCACTCTTAGAGATCATTCCCTCATGCTTGCCGGTAAATGGTGAGTAACCATCTCCAGAAGAATCGTAGAAACCACCTGCGATAGCTTCAACACCATAACCACCACCTGCAGACGATACTCCTAATTTAGCCTTACCTCCTCCAGAAGCTGTATGCTGCGCGTCTACTGCACAGAAGGCCCCAAATGAGCCAGAGCCGTCTGTGCTGTTCAAAACTTGAAGTGAGAATCCTCCGTCACTCTCTATTAAAGAGACACCTCCACCAGAAATTGAATTAGTGGCATAAAGAGCGTAGGTAGTAGAACTGTTCTGATAAACATACACAGCGTTCGGTTTACTCGAAGTATTGATAGTAACTCCAGTGGTAGTGTCGCCTACCGAAAGTTTGGTTACTATCAAATTAGTAATAAAACCATTCTCAACTGCGAGAGTGTCAATTACCGCTTGGTCTATCTGTGTTAAACTTGTGATTTCTAAATAGTCAGCATCAATCTTGAAAGTGCTCGTCGATCCACTGGTTCCGTCTGCAACACTTACCAGTTCCAAAAGATTTTCGTTATTCACACGCCAAACATAACCTGCCTCAATACTATCTGCTGTCGCTTTTGCGAAAGCTGTAGCAACAGCCATTGCTTCCAAGTCACCGTAGGATGCGCTGATCGTTTGCTCCACCGCTGATACTGCTTCGGCTGCTGTAACTTTTGTAGATTCAATGGTAGTTATGTTACCTTCAGCAGTCCCCATACGAGTTGTCAATGTCGTTACATTAGAAGCAACGGCACTGACAGCAGTAGTCCTAGCGGTTTGCTCTGTTATAATAGCTGCCGCGTTATCACCTGTTGTTGCAGTCAACGTCGTTATTTCAGTAGCAGTAGCACTATCAGCGTCAGCTCGTGTGGTCTGCTCTGTTACGAGACCAGCAGCGTTATCACCCACTAAAACGGCAAGAGAAGTCACATTCTGAGCAACGGCACTGACAGCAGTAGTCCGAGCATTTCTCTCCGTTACAACAGCAGCAGCGTTATCATCTGTTGTTGCAGTCAATGTCGTTATATCAGAAGCAACGGCGCTGATAGCGTCAGCCCTAACAGTCTGCTCTGTTACGAGACCAGCAGCGTTATCTCCTACTGAAACTGCAAGAGAAGTAACACTAGAAGCAACGGCATCGACAGCCGTAGTCCGAGTGGTTTGTTCTGTTATAATAGCAGCAGCGTTATCATCCGTTGTTGCAATCAATGTTGTAATACTGGAAGCAAGGGAGCTGACAGCGTCAGCTCGAGTGGTCTGCTCTGTCGTAATGGCCGCTGTGTTAATTTCTAAATTTTGTGTGTTTATAAAATTAAGCGCGGCGTTGCTCTCATGGTTTTCTTGACGTATGACTATTGAGGCACTATTGGTCACAGCTTGCGCAGCAAGGATCGCATCTTCAATTCGTACTTCGTTCAAAAGTTGAAAAACACTTCCGGAGGTTATTGTTTCAAGTGCTATATCATGTCGGTCAAAAGCCGTATCAATTTTGTCAGTTAACGAGTTTATTATATCATTTGGCCCAAGGAAGATACTAGAAGTCGTGACTTCTAGCCAAGGTGTCCAAGCTCCAGGAAGAGCTGAGATATATTGAGCTCTTACATCATAGATAGTATTAGGAAGAATACTATCCATCGTAGAGGTCGAACCTTCACGAGAACTTACTATCCCATTAGTTACAGCAACCTCGGTCAAACTGAGTCTGATTTGATATTTTAAAGTTTCTGCACTCGGTGCTTCTTCGCTTGGCCAAGACAAAGAGATACCGGGACGACGAGCCACACCATCACCGTCCAAAATTGAAAATGCGGAAACAGACAATGAGGGAATATTAGCATCTATTAGAGTTAAGACGTTAGTTGGACTTGTTACGGCAACATCATCACTAGATGTCCAAGCAACATCTCCTGCTTCACGTTCTCGAACTGTAACGGACGAGTTTAATGTTCTTGGGCGTGTCTGAACTTTTAGAACTTCGAATACTTTATTCTCATACCCGTTGATCTCACTTGTGAAAGAAATAGTGTCTAGTGGCTCAATCAAAGCATAACTAGGGGGAAGAACCATCTCATGTACTCTGAAACGACGTTGGTCTTGAATATAAGAATTCATCAAGTGTTGAACTTGACTTTTGTTTGAGACTGCTGGTAAATTAACATTGAGTGTAAGTCTACGATCCCCATCTTCTGTTTCCCAAGAGGGATTAAAAATAGCATCGGAACTTCTGGCTTCCCAAACATCTACAGGTTCAACATAAGTACCGGTGA